CTAGTCGCGGATATTCTAACGCACGCTTCAGCGGAGGCGCACCCCAACACCCGCACACCTTCTCTAAACATGCAGGAGCCAAGAAACTTAAGAAGAAACGTAGGAAAAAATAATGAGCAACCAACCAGACCACCAAAGCAGAGGCCACGCGGAATTTTCTCCGTCGAGCCTAAAATACGTCGCCACCTGCGCAGCCTACGAAGGCCGAGATGGCTCGTCACCCGCCGCTGAGATGGGGACCAGAATCCACGAAGCCCTAGAGATATTCGATCCTTCTGCACTACACTCTGAGGAGGAGCTTGTGATCTATGAACAGATCGTAGAAATGGAAAAGGAATTCATGACAAACTTCGCACCAATCAAAGAGGAGCTAAATGAAATCCAAGTAGACATTGAATTGTTTGGTGTAGAGACATTTGGAACCTGTGACCGATTCCTGATTCTCGAAGACGGTAACGCGGTGATGTCAGACTATAAAACAGGCATCAGTATTATTGACCCGCCCGAAGATAACTGGCAAGCCAAAGCCTACGTTGTTGGGGCCTTCCAGCGGTATACGGACATTGACCAGATTACCTTTGCTTTCTACGTGCCCCAGCACAAAGCTTCCCTACACTACACTTTTAAAAGGAGTGACCTGACACGCCTCATTATTGAGCTGCACGACGTCATTCGTGACGGTGAGCGCATCCGGCCCAAATGGGAGACGGGACAGCCTGAGCTTAGTGAGTGCACCCCCTCTCAGTATTGCCGATTCTGTAAGCACGAAGACAAGTGCCCTGCGTTGGGCTACCTAGCGGTGGGGACTGCCAGAAAGATCGAGCCTACTATTGAGGATATTGACCCTTATGCCTATGACGACCCTGATCATATGCCGACACTTTTCAATGTTGCTAAGATCGTGGAAGAGTGGGCTAAGACGGTTAAGAATAAAGCTAGAAGCTACCTGAAAAAAGGAGGTGACCTTGAGGGCCTCCGACTCCGCAGTATGGGTAAGCCACGCAGCATCACCAGCAATGCGACACTATTAAAGATCGCAGAAGACTTCGGGTTACCCCGTGACGAGCTCCTTGAAATGGTTTCATTGCCACTCTCACGAGTCGCGAAGAAAGTAGCTTCAAAGGAAGAAAAAGGGAAGAAATCAGAAAAAGAACAAAATTTCCTTGCTGCCTGCGAAGACGCAGGTATTCTCCAAATTTCCGAGGAACGATTTAGTGTCGTTTCAAAGTAGAACAAGAAACAGTAAAACAGTAATGAGTAAAACAGCAAAACAAGAAGTAGTTAAACAAGAAACAGTAAATGCCCTAGCCGTAGGTTCCGCAGGTTTTGAGATCGACCCATCTGACCTTGAAATCCCTCGCATCAACGTGGTGCAGAAGATGACAGAAACAGATGCCCCTTTAGGAGCACTTGTTATCGACCGAAAGCACGTCCTATCTGAAGCAGAGGTCCCCGTTAAGGTGGTCGCTGTGTCAGCCCAAAAAGGTTGGCGGGAGAACATCCCATATGATGAGGAGGAGATGCCAAAGACCGCATGGTCTAAGGCTCGTGCAGACGAAATTGAGTCTGAATCAGAGTGGGGTATGATCGAATTTGCAGAGATCACGCTTCTAGTCCAGAAGCCTGAAGGGTGCAAAGATGACGAAGCCTACCAGCTCCCTATCGGAGATAATGATTACGCCCTTGGCAAGATCAACGTCGCTAAGAATGCCTACCGCTCGACATTCAAGCGGTTGGTTACCTTCGCGGCATTTAACGAAGGGGTCCCCGTCCACAACAAGATATGGTCATTCATGTCAGAGCCGTTGTCTAAAGGGAAATACTCGTGGCATAATCCTTCTTTGACTGCTACCAAAGAGGACACTCCAGAGGAAGTAATCGCGTTCGCATCTAAATTCCAAAGCTAAATCTTATGCACGTAGTAGAAGTAGAAGAAAAAGAAGAAGACAGAGTAGACCTCCTTAAACAAGAACGTGACGTTGTCGCGGGGATGTTGACGGAAGTCAGTGGACAGTTTGCAACTATCCAACAAAACATCAGGCGTCTCGAACTGGTCAAAGAAGCACTCGATAGTGTGATTAGTCAGTGTGAGGGACAGCTTGAATTACCACTAGAAGAATAGGCCGAGGCCTCCTTTTAGTTTCAATTATAATAGGCAGCGGCCTACCTTTGTAGGCCGCTGCTTTCCCAAAATGAATAAAATTACTTTCGCTGTAGACTTTGAGACCTTTTACTCAAAGGAATGCAGCATAAAAACATTAGGCCCGTTGGGCTATTTCTCTCACGCATTGTTTGATGCGTATATGGTTTCAGTAGTAGGGGACAACGGATACACGTTCGTTGGGCACCCAAAAGACTTCGATTGGTCTATGCTGGAAAACAACATAGTCCTAGCGCATAATGCTAGCTTTGATGAAACTCTCTACTTGTATGGGGAGAGCTGTGGTTGGTGGTCAAAAGTGGAATACCATAAATGGCACTGCACTGCAGATATGTGCGCATATCTCGCACTACCTAGAAATCTCAAGGGTGCTGTAGAGGACACATTCGGCGTATCCCTAGAAAAAACTACTCGCGATAACATGCTGAACAAGAATTGGCATGAGATGGATGAAGACTTTAAAGCAGAAGTTACAGAGTATGCACTAAAGGATTCTGAGTGGTGCCTAAAGCTATGGCAGGAACATAGCAGTAAGTGGCCACAATTTGAGCGTGACATAAGCAGATTAAATCGGGACGTTGTGCAGCGGGGCATGCCCGTTAATGCGGACCTAATTAAGGAAGCGCGAGAAAGCGTTAGCGCACAGTTGTTTGAAACTGAGAAAGCGATCCCTTGGAATGGGGACAGGCCGCTCCTTAGCCGCAAAGCATTTGACGAAGAGTGCATCAAAAACAATATTGAGCCCCCTGCGTCTCTCGCACAAACAGATCTAGACGCCCAAGACTGGATTCGTCGCCACGGTAAGAAATACCATTGGGTCGCCGCAGTGACAAATTGGAGACGCATCAACTCATTCAAAAAGAAGCTGGCATCATTTGACATGGCTACGATGGGTGACGGGCGCTACTACGGTGGCATGATGTATTACGGGGCTCACACTGGTCGCTTTAGTGGCAGTGGTGGGAACCTCAACCTTCAAAACTTGCCGCGAGACGTTATGTTCGGGGTGAATATGCGGAATATTATTGAACCTCCTAAAGGGCGAAAGCTAGTTGTTGTTGACCTTTCTCAAATCGAAGTCCGCACCCTTAGTTGGCTCGCCGGAGATACAGAGATGCTCGCTAAGATCGCGGAGAGTGATGATATATACGAAGTGTTCGCCATCCAATTTGGGCTGTGGTCCGAGGACAGAGGTAGTCTGAAAGTCGAAGACCCACTACTTAGACACGTTGTAAAGGCGGGGACATTGGGTAGTGGTTACGGGAGTGGCCCTGATAAGGTCGCCTCCATGTATGACATCGAGCTAGAGGAAGCTGAGAACCTTGTCAGCACCTACCGCCGCACCATGAAGAAGGTTACCGCTTTCTGGCGTAAGCTGAAAAGCGATATGAGGGGCGCGTATAACACAAATTCGGAGCTGAGACACGAGCTGCCTTCAGGTTCCACTCTGAGCTATGGGAAACTTAAAATGAGCAGGTCTTCTAGAGGGATGCAATACGTAGGATTCCCTAGAAGGCACGGCAAGAAAACAGCCACAAAGATATGGCACGGTCTGCAAGCGGAGAACCTAGCGCAAAAGCTAGCGCGGGACATATTCTGTTTCCACATGTTAGAGATTGACAAGGCTGGCCACGACATAATACTACACGTCCACGATGAGGTTGTTGTAGAGTGTGACGAGAGCGAAGCGGAAAGGGTTCTTGCGGATGTCATACGAATAATGTCTATTCCACCTGATTGGATCAGTGACATCCCATTAGCCTCCGAAGGAAAAATTCTCGATAGATACCAAAAGTAAAATGAAATACCGCTACCTGAAAAACCTGAAAGACCATAAAGCTGAAAAATCAAATGATCTAAGTAAGATCAAAAAAAAGAAGCCCTCTTTTAAATCCAAAGCGGAATACCGCAGTTGGTGCGCCGACGCAAAAACGGATCACTGTTTCTATAGCTGCGCGGAAGGCAGAGCCCCCTCCAAGAGGGTCAGCAATGAGAACCCCGTAAACAAAGTTTATGGTCTGGTTGCAGACTACGACGCAGGCGTAAAAGTCAACTGGTCTGCGCTGAAGGACGATCTAAGCGCCCGATTTGGGAAGATGCTGCCTACGTGGTCAACGAAAACTCAATCAGGGTATCTGAGGTTAATATGGGAGTTTGACACGCCACTACCTATCTCACCTGAAGTTTACGCTCCCTTTATGGAAGAGCTGGCCAAGAAGATGAAGGTGACTTCGGCCTATGCTGGTTTCGACAATACTTCACTTAAACCAAACCAGTATTTTGAGCTTGGCGAAGACTGGACTCACATAGGTGGGGTTGTCCTCCATGACCTGATCAACACTACCCTAGCCAAAGCGGTCAGTAAAAACCCGCCTCAATCAGGTGACACTAATGTTCCCATCAATGTTGTTGCAAAAGAAGTTGAATCCCGTTTCCCGAATCGCTGGATCAATGACTTTGAAGTGGGCTCGCGTGGCCCCCTCTTCTGGATCGATGACGGGATTGATCGGGATGGTTGCCAAGTGGTTGAAGACGGCGTGGTCTGCTACAGCGACAGAGCGGGAAAAGGATTCATGAGTTGGGCTGAGATCTTCGGGAGAGCTTTTGTTAGCGACTACGAAGATAAAAAGATGTCCATCTTGCTGGATGAGTATTGGTTCAATGGACGGAGCTATTTTAAGCTCCTATATGGTAATGCCGTCTCAATACCTAAAGAGCAACTTGTCCTAGAGTTCAGGCAAGCCGGATTTTCAACGAGAGTGAAAAAGGGTCAGACGATTAGCGAAGTTGAGTCTGCTCTGCTGACCGTGAGTAACCACAATCGGATTGATGATATCGCACCCGTTGTGTTCTCCAAAGAAAGAATTGTCTCTTACAATGGGAGTCGTATTCTTAACTGCGCGAGAGTCAATAGTATCCAGCCAGACGTTGACGGCGACCCCGCCAAGTGGCCCTTCCTCAATAAATGGTTGAGCCAGCTATTTGTCGCTAGTGGCGATAGACCAGCCACAGATTACCTATATGCGTGGCTCCAACGGTTTTATTACGCCGTTTTAGAGCGTAAGCAGATGCAGGGACAGGCGCTACTACTTGTCGGACCCACAGGACGAGGAAAATCTCTACTATCTAACAAAGTCATTAGTGGCCTTGTGGGTGGTTTCGCCGATGCCTCTGATTACCTCTCAGGACAAACAAAGTTCAACAAAGACTTAGGAAGAGTGGCTGCGTGGGTAATCGATGACACGACATCTGCAGCGAGCTTCCAAGACCAGCGACGCGCCACCGAACTCCTTAAGCGTTCGGTTGCTAACCCGCGAGTTGAGTATCAGGCCAAATACGCTGACTCATTGTCTGTCCCTTGGACTGGTCGAGTCGTGCTGTCATTGAACATGGATGCCAACTCTTTGTCGGTGATCCCCTCACTAGACTCAAGCAACCGTGACAAGCTCATCGCATTACTAATTAGCGATGACTCCACCGACAACTTCCCACCCAACCACAAATTGGAGGAGACCATCGACGAAGAGCTTCCCCACTTTGGCAAGTTCTTGCTAGACTGGAATCCTCCAACAGAAGTTCTCGATACGGGTCGGTTCGGTGTTCGTAGCTACATCGACTCTAAAATTGCGGATGCGGCCTATGACAATAGTGCGCGGAGTTCCATATCTGAACTCGTGGACTTCTTTAGTAAGAGGTGCCGTGAGGTCACTGCTAACGATTCATGGACGGGAACACTAACGGAGTTCCAAACAACTCTTCATGACTTCAATAATGGCCGGAATGTTGGCATGTCCAACAACCTAGAGTTCATTAGACGCGGAATGTCCGTCATGGAAGAATCTGCACGGACCAGTAGCAAGATCAGGCCCGTCCTTTCTAAAGGAAAGGGAGGGGGCAAAATCTGGACTATCGACTTACGTGACCAGTTTGATATTGGTAGATAATGACCAATCTCCAGATCAGAAAAAATGAGCTATGTGGTGAGTTTTGGGTGGACCTGCGGGAGATATTAGATCAAGCTGGTGGTGACCCTGCACTCATCGACGTCTACATGGATGCCCCTTTGAGGTCATTTGTAGCACTCGTAGCACCTAACGGGATAAGGCCCATCTACAAAAAGGAGGGTCACCTCCTCCACGACGCATCCTCACCAGAATAAAAACTAAGCGGGTCACCGCCGGATGGTGAGTGACTCTAAGGCATCCGGCCTGCGGGTCTTCTTAATCTCGATGTTGTAGCCGTCCGCCTTGAAGCGAAATCCGTCTGCGTCACGCTCGCCCTTCTTATTGAGCCTTTTCTTGTGGATGATGGACCTCTTATGAGACCAACCGCAGAGCCAGACCTTCTTGAGACTCTCGTGGACGCGCATGAAGAAATATATGTCAGCCTCAAACTTGCTGAAATTCGTCTTCACTACTGAAGCGTTGTAGTTCAGCTTCGGCTTCGACGTGCATTTCTTCGCCTTAACATCGACCTTGAGTCCCTTGTATTCGTAGTCGTGCGTGTAAGACTTATCGCCGACGTAGGTAAACTGCTTAAAAGTTTTCTCGAACGCGACTTCTCCTAAGAAGCCTGTCATGTTCCCTTTCCCGTTCGTGAAGGATGTCTTGAGACTCCCTAGTTTTTTAGATCTTCTGAAGGCTTCAGCGACGTCATCTGCCGTTGGTTTGTAAGTTATGAATCTACTCATGATTTGCGCTTATGCGCATTGTTGCTTAAAGCTTTTATTTCCCTCTACCAATTTCTACTCCCTCTTTCTGCCCCATGCCCTTCTTGAACAGAGCAGATTCCTCTGCCCGTCGTTTAGTAAGCCCCGCAAGGGGCACATACTCATCCCCTTTTTTACCTTTGTTATATTGGAGAATCATTTCGGCAATCTCAGCATCACTCCGTTTTCCGTTGGCCGTTAATTCCCCGATATTCCCGATATTATATCGAAAACTAGTAAGCGCGTTTACCTGTGTAGGGGTCCAGTTGTAACCCCATTCCTTCATGGCACCTAAGATAACATTCCGGTCTCCTGTGATACGCTCAATGGCCCTTCTACGGGCCTCCTTTTCGTCTATCGACGTATCCCCCTCTTTAGCCTTTGTCCCATACCCAATACTAGTTTGCTTAAAATCCGAGTAGGGTGTAGGAGAAAACTTTTCGTGTCCTAGGATCATAGAGGTTACTGTAGGCTCCCCTACATCCTCGACGTTTTCGGGTTTCTTCCCGATAACTAATACCCGTTTCTCAACGGCATCTTTGAATTGTTCTGTATCTGGCATTATTTTAAGCGTTTAAGGATTCGTTCGTAGGCTGGAAAGAAGACCTCGTCGATGCAGCGGATGCAGGCTTCTTCCTGAAAGGACTCACAGAAGGAGATGCCAGAGATGTGGAAGGCTGCGTGGAGCATTTCATGGCGGAGGGTCGTGATGAAGTCGTCATCCGTTATGTGGGTATCGAGCTGGATTGTTTTCCTGTCGTGGAGGTATTGCCCGTAGGCTGAGTCCAAGTCAGTCATCTGGATCTTGATCCGCTGACCTGCGATCATGACTGACTTTAGTGATTTCACTTACGGGATCTGTTACGTGCTTTACTAAGAACTCGTAAGTTCTTTCGTGAGTTGTTCTTCGGGTTACCATCCTTGTGGTCTATGTCCTTGCCCTTGATCTTCTTACCTAGAAGCTTCTTCATCTTTCGCCGCGCACTGTTGCGGCTGGCCCGATTCTTTTTCTGCTTCCGCTTACCGTGGAAGTCTCGGTATTCTTTGCGGTAGTCTCTGTCTTTTGTGCGCTTCTTCATTCGCTCTTAAAGTATTCAACGATTGCCTGCGTGTAAGCGCCTGCCAATAGCAGTCCTTTATACTCGAAGAGATCCCAGTCCTTTGGGCTGCTCCCGAAGAATGGTTCGCAGATCACGGCGGGTGGTGGCACTCTACGCAAGAATGCTGCGCCACGCTGCACTGCGTCCGTTGACTTGACTCCGCGACTAGTTTGCGAGGTGAATGATTCACCGTGGGCTTTGAGGAAACAGTCGGCTAGGCGCTTCCCGTTCTTGCTCCCCATGAAGTAAAGGTATTCGTATCCTGATGCCTTCTTTTTTGAGTAGCTGTTGAAGTGAAGCTCAATCGCGAGGTCGCTCTTCTCTTTTCTGATATTTCGAGCGAGCCAGTTCATCGCGCCGTTGTAGCTTTCTGACGGGTAGTCATCGAATACGGTAGAGGTGATTCCTTGGTGGCGTAGCTGGGCCTGCAAAATGTCAGCGACCTTTTTGTTGTAATCCCATTCGCTGACCCCACCAATAGAGACCGCGCCCTTGTCCCCGCGACGACTATGACCCACGCAAATAGCAACCTTCTTAGGCTTCTTGGTCTTGCGCTTCGCCAACCCCGCTTTGTAGGAGGATATCAGGCCCATGATCGCGTCTAGTAGTTCACTTACTCTCATTTACCTATTATGATTGC